GTGTAGATTCAATCCATAGAAACCATCTTCAGCTGGTCCGACGACGATCACAAGCGGAAATTTATCGTAGTACGGAAGAGTCTTCTTATGTTTTGGATCATAGAAGAACATGTACATATTGCCAATGATCTGGCGACTCGTTCTTTCTAACTGCTTGTCTCTTAATAGCTGATCGCGATTGATTCTTCTTAGCTGTTGCGCTTTCTGCCTGAACCAGTCGCGCGACTCTTGCGTGCGTGGTGTGATACCAGCACGAAAGGCTTCAAGTTCTAGCTTTTGAAATAGATTTGACATAATGTTATTTATAACTATTTCTTGGATTTTTTCTTACGATAAGGTGCCATCTTTTTCAAAGGCTTTTTGATCTTACCTGGCATCTTCTTCTGTAGTAAACCCATTTCAATCAGTGTATCTTCGGTCCAGATCTGAAACTCCCAATTACGATCTTTGCAGTACTCTTCGGCAGCTTCCCACTTGTTCATGTTCTTGATGTAGGTCATTCCCTCATTGATATATCGCTTGGTTCGTCTTTGACCAGTGGGTGGTTTTGTTTCTTTATCAGGTTTGATCTCAATCAACATTGATTTTTCTTCGGTCTGAATAAAGATGTCAGGGTAGTATCGGTGGTACTTCTTGTCGACGTCATAGTAATACGGAATCACGATCTCTTCAGACGACCACTTCTTTACACCTGAATTTGTGTCACACCAGATAAAGACGTATTTCTCCCACATTGATCGATACACGACTTTGTTTGGGTCACCATTGTATTTGTCACGATTGATGACTTGATATCTTCCTGAATATGCCATAGAACCTTATAAATAAAAGTGAACTACTTCTATGTATAGGATTTACTATGGCTTTTAGATACAACGATCTGGATCCACCAGGAGCTACAGATCCGAAATTCAAGAGAGGAACTTATTCCTTTCCTATTGATGATGCGGATCGTTATGCTTCGAAGCTACAGTTTCAAATTGTAAGATATAATCCACCTACGTTTAGCACAAAATTCTCAACAGCAGAAACAATTGATGCGGCGTCAAAAGGTAAGTTGGATATTAAAGATTTTAGAGGTGGCACTGCAGCAACGATCGAGCTTTTAGAAAAGTGTGATCTATACATGCCACAGGCGTTACAAATCAGCGATACATTCTCGTATGAAACTCCAGGATTAGGCGCGGCCGGAGCCGTTGGATTAAGCGCGGCTCAACAAGGACAAGGTTTGATCGGCGCCGCGGCCGATGCAATTGGCCAAGCGGGTCAAAGTATATCTGATTTTGTTGGTGCAATTAGTGGTGGTGATGTTTCTAGACTTGGTGCAGTTCGAGCAGCTCAATTAGTACCAGGAGAAACTGCAAGCGCTGTTGCGGGTCTTGCGGCTCAGGCAGCAGTCAATCCAAACATTCGAGCGATGTTCAAACAGGTTAACTTGCGTAAATTTTCTTTTCAATTTAAATTCATACCTAGAAGTCAACAAGAAACACAAGCTGTACGAGACATCATTGCGTATTTTAGATACTACGCGTATCCTGAGTCTATTCCAGCAGGTTCAGATATTTCATATTCAAACTGGTACAAGAATCAAAGATTGTTATTTAGAATCTATATCAGTAACGTATAACCCGACACAAGCAACATATCATGCTGACGGCAGTCCAGTTGAAACTGATCTTGCTTTGAACTTTACTGAGCATAAGACTTTGTCGAGAGAAGACGTTGAGAGACCTGGTTCGAACGAAGGTATTAAGGTTGAGATTATTCCAAACAAAGGAATTAGGTCCACACCAGCTAACACAACTGCAGATGATCTAGCGAGTCCGTAATGAATTATTTTAGATATTTTCCAGACATAGAATATAAATTTGGCGAAGAAGCACAACCAGATGTTATCGCGAACATTTCAGTTTATGCCGAAGTTATTGATAGTATTCGTGATAACATTGCTTTCTATTTTGACTATACTGTTCCTGAGTTTGAAAGACCTGATCAGGCATCATTTAATATTTATGGTGTTCCTGATTTTCATTGGACTTTCTTTCTTTTAAACGATCATATTCGTGAAAGAGGTTGGCCAGTGTCAAATAGAGATATTATGACAAAAGCTGCAAAAGATTATCCGTACACGACTATCACTACTCGTACGCCAATCGCGACAATCTTTAAAGCTGGTCAGACATTAACTGGTAACTCATCAGGTACTTCTGCAACAATTGAACATAGACATATTGGTCTTGGTCAAATTGTAGTCAGTGATTTAACCGGTGGAACAGGCTCATTTACACCAGGTGAAATTCTAACATCACTTGACGATAATGGTTCTATTGAAACAGTCACAGCTGTTTCAAGTTCTCTAGAATATCTGTCAGCACATCATTATGAAAACAGTAATTTAGAATGGGTTGATATCGACCCGACTGTTGGTCCGACTCAAAACATGACAGAAGTAACTTACCTAGATAGATTAGTTAGACAAAACGAAGAATTAAGAGATATTCGTATTATCAAGCCTTCTATTATTAACCAAGTAGTCAAATCATTTCGTGAGGCGATAAGAAGTTGAGTGAAAGAGCTGAAGAAGGCGTCACAGATTTTTCGTTTGATAGTGTTCTCTTTCAATCGGATCGTCTAGCTGAGACAGTCGAATTAAAAGAATCAGTCACGGATCTTGATATCTTTGAGCATATCACGAAACCGTACCTGACGGCCGTAGTTGCATTTTCCGATAGTGGAAATGTAATTGCTGGTACTGACGTACTTGGTGCTGAAAGAATTACAATTAAGTTGAAGAGTAGTCGTAAAGATTCTCAACAAATCTCGAAAACATTCTATATTGATAAAATTAAAATCAATCATAAGGTTAATGATAACAGTCAATATGTTGTATTTCATTTGATTGAAGACATTGGTTATATTGCAAATCTTCAGAATCTAAATAAATCGTATCGTGGTAAGTGCACCGAGATAATTCAAAAGATCGGCAACAACTTTTTGGATAAAGATACATATAGCACTGAAAACGATAAGCAAGCAATTAAAGTTATTGTTCCAAATTTAAATCCATTAGATGCTATGTCTTGGATTGCAAGAAGAGCATCAACAGTTGATGGGTATCCATTCTTCTTATACTCAACTTTAACTGATGAGAAATTAAAGTTTGCAGATCTTGGGTCATTGATTAGTCAACCACCTTTGAATACAGATATTCCGTATCGTTTTTGGGCTGGAGCATCTCAGTCTGGTGATAAGGATACCGAAAGAAGAACAATTCGAGAATATGATCAAGAAAATACTGAAGATCTTTTTTCACTCATTCAAAAAGGTTTAGTCGGTAGTGAATATAATTACATCGACACTTTAAAAAATAAAAAGAACACTTTTCATTTTGACGTCACAAAAGATTTATTACAACCATTGATTAGAAATGGAGTGCTAAATAAGAACAACGGCAACGTTATGTATTCACCGGACTACTCTTATGACGGTAAATCATTCAATGAGTTGAATTCTAGAAGAATATCGGTCATCGGCGGGTCAAGCGCATATGATAATCAATCGATTAAATCAATGTCGTACGGTGAAACTGAATCAATTGCCGATTATAAATTAAGAGTAATATCACGTGCTATCATAGGATTTTTAAGAAAGGCTCCTATGCAAGTGACGTTAAACGGCCTTGATTTTATTGATGGTGATGTAAATACTGCAACGGGTAACAATATTCGGCTTGAGTATCTTAAGTCTACACCTGAAGATGTTGGTAATATTGAAAAGCTGGATACAAAGAAATCTGGAGACTACTTGATTATTGGTACACAATATATGTTTAAAAGAGAAGCATGTATGGTCAGATTGTCATGTGCTAAATTAGGAAATATGAGATTATGAAGAATAATTATGTTGACTACTACGGTGATCAGACTCGTTGGTTTATCGGCGCTGTTGTTAGTATTAATGATCCACTTGAAGTAGGTCGAGTTCGTGTAAGAATCTATGGTGTTCATAGCGATAATAAAGTTGACATACCAGACACAGATTTACCTTGGGCACAAGTTGTTGTACCTGTCACACAAGGTGGCACCGGTGGATACGGATCGAACATTGGTATTCAGGTCGGCGCTGAAGTCTTTGGTATATTTCTTGACGGAAAAGATTCACAGCTTCCGCTAGTTCTTGGCTCAATACCAAAACGTGAAAAGAGTGTAAACAATAGTATAAGCACGAATCTGCTGGCACGCACAGACATGGGTGATCTACATCCTAGCTATGCTAAACGCGCAAAGGGTAGAGTTAACGATAACGGATTTCCTCTTCAATATTATACAGCACGGCCGCCGCGTGTAACTTCTGTTGCACCAGACAAAGAAAGTCCTGCAGATTATTATTCGGTCAAGTACTGGATAGAACCACCGATTGCAGATGATGAACTAATCGACTATCCGAATAACCATGTCTATGAAACACCTGGTGGGCATGTCGTGGAGTTTGATAATACACCGGGCAGAGAAAGATTTCATCGGTATCATCCATCGGGTTCATATGAAGAAGTTATTTCAACCGGTCAACGAACACTGAAAGTTGTCGGTCCAGACTATGAATTATATCTTGACAGTTCGAGTATTGTTATAACTGGAGATTATAATGTAACAGTTGCTGGTAATAAGAGAGAATTGATTCAGGGTAACTATCATCTTGAGGTACAAGGTGATATGACAATGAATCTACATCAGTCATTACAAAAGAAAGTTGCATTTAACTATGAAACCGAGATCGGTAAGTTCCGAGTAACAAACGTTGCCGAAGACGATAACCTGACAATTTTAAACGGTAATCAAAACCTGAATATTGCAAAGGGTAGTCGAATAGAAAATATTAAGACTGATGATACAAGAACTGTTATTGGCAATATATCATCAATTAACTACGGCACATATAATATTTATTCTGATGGTGCAACGTCAGTGACTGCGGGTGGCGCATTAACGATTACATCAGACGGTATTGTAACATTTGAAACAACTAAATCAATGGATGTTACATCAACTCTTCCGATGACACTGACAGTCGAGACGGATGGTGGTGACTTGACATTGGTTGGTGGTCCAAATATCGAGTTGAACCCATAATGGCAGCGGTAGTAAGAATCGGTGATGAGCTTGCGACAGGACACGATTGTGCTGCTACCACTACACTGGACACATCGAATCAAGACGGAACCGTGTTTGCAAATGGTATTGAAATTGCTGTTGTCGGTGCTGATACTGTTTCACATGGTTTCCCACCGGTACCCGCATGTGTACCGCATGTCGCTGAACTGAATGAAGGATCTGGTACGGTGTTTATAAATGGAATTGCAGTCGGTCGGATTGGTGATGGTGCCGATGCAGGAAATATGACAAGCGGCTCATCAACCGTATTTGCAGGAGATTAGAATGGCTTCTACTGAATGTGGTAAAGACCAAAAAACTGTAAGCCTCCAAGAGGCCCAAAGCGAATTGACAAGTCTTTTTGGTGCTGGATCAAAAGATGTATTTAGTACTATTAAGGAAAAGGCTGCAGGCGTTACTGAAAAAATCAATGAGAAATTGACCGAGACTGAAGAAGCTCCTAACTTACAGAAAGAACTACAGAAACTGAATGGTGCATCTCCTTCAAGCGCAATTAGTACGATAGGTGATATTCAAACTAAATTTGGTGGTCTAGTCAGTGATCTAAACGATATTCTGAATAAGGTATCACCAAGCCTAGCCGAAGTTGCTACAGATTTTAAAGAGTTAAACGAACAAGACGAGGGTGCACTTGCTGAATTACAAGCAAGCACTACTGGTGTTATTCCGGATGCGTTGAGCTCGTTAGTAAGCAGATCTGCAGAAATTACTAATATTTCTGCAGAAGTAATATGTGCTGAAGCAAAGAATCTAGAGATTCAAACTCTTGAAGACGGAACAGAAAAGGTTGCTGAGGTACCACCTGAACCAAAAGTTCCTGAAGAAGTGCCTACAGTTGAAACACCAGTTCCTACCATGACGAACAGTCCTCAAGCTGCAGCAGCAGCTGACGATACACTTGGCCAAGGCAATTTCTTTGGAAGTCTAGGTGATGATGTGGAACCGGCAGACAAAGATGAAAGAGATGATACTGCAGCAAGCGTTGATTACCTTGCAGCTGCGTCTAGGCAAAGAAAGTATAACGATACTGAATACAGAATGAAAATAATTGAAAATCAGTTATTTAAACAAGTCAAAAGAGCACTGATTAATCCTTTTGGTAAAGAACCAATTGTTGATAAAAGATTTGGAACATTTGACAAAAAGACGTATCGAGCGATTGATGTGTCACTTGACCCGTTTGATCCTGAAAATGCAGATGATCTTCGTGGACTCACACCACAGGAATATAAAAATGGACAGGATCTCAAGATATCAGACAGAAAGAAATATAAAGCTTTAAATCGTCAATGGTATATAGACTTATATGAAATCTACAATGATAATGCAGCTGTTGCGGGAGAAGAGCTAATTCCACAATCAGAAATTGATCAGATAGGTGATTCGTTTATTACCGAGGATGAGATAGCTGAGTATCCAGAAGTCGTGTTTAAGGCTGACAGTGGAGCGCTTTCAATTCATGCGATTCGAGATCTCATGAAAGAAAGATGGGAAGATTTTACTACTAAAGAGGATCCAGGCGGATTGCTTTATGGTTTCTTCTTCTTTTGGTATCTAAGAGTTAAGTTAGATCGTACCGGAACTGTTGATTAAAGATATAAATAAAAGAAAAGAGTTTTAGCTGATGGCAACAAGAACATTTTCAATCGAAGATGGAAACCTGTCAAACGTACCGTTGACTAGTTCCATTACAAAATCATACAGTGATATCGACTTGACGTTTACAAATCGACCATCTGGTGATATCTATAAAAAAACAGATGCTGCTGCCGTCAAGCAATCGATTAAGAATCTTCTTTTGACAAATAAATTAGAAAAACCGTTTAATCCATATTATGGTGCAGGATTAAGTGACTTCTTATTTGACATATCCGAAGGATTCGACGATATTACAATTAAAGAGCAAATCGGCCAGGCGGTTGCTAATTATGAGCCAAGAGCAACTGTAAGAGAAATACAAGTACTTCTTTCGCCTGATCGCAATTCAATTGACATTACTGTGATTTTTGTGGTCAAGTCAACATTACAGACTGAAACAGTACAAGTAAGTTTAACGAGGTTAAGATAATATGGCTGTTATTCAATCGTCTGATTTAGATTTCTATCAGATTAAAGAGAGCTTAAAGACGTATCTTCAGCAGCAGCCTGAATTTGCTGACTATAACTTTGAAGCTTCAGGTCTTTCTAATGTTTTAGACGTATTAGCTCACAACACACATATCAATGGCCTAGTTGCAAACATGGGAATCAATGAGTCATTCCTATCATCAGCTCAATTAAGATCATCCGTCGTATCTCATGCAGAAAACCTTGGTTACTATCCAAGATCAAAGACATCTTCAACAGCAACAGTTACTCTAACAGTGTCAACAACTGATACTGCGACGGCAACGCTTACACTTCCAAAGTTCACAACGTTTAGTACATCAGTTGACGATGTGTCTTACTCATTTCAGACACTTGAAGCATTGACTGCGAGTAATGATGGAACTGGTGTATTCTCTTTTACAACAGCCGAAGGTGTCTCAAATATTACTTTGTACGAAGGCACGCAAAAAACAAAAACCTTTTTTGTCGGTAACGTATCTGATGAGCAAGTTTACGTAATTCCTGACGAGAATATCGATACTTCGACAATGGTGGTCAACGTATTTGATACATCAACTTCTAGTTCGTTTAAGACCTATCAAAACGTAAACGACGTTGCTCGCATTAATGCATCTTCTTCAATCTACATTGTAAGAGAAACTCCAAACGGATTTTATGAACTCACGTTTAGTGACGGCGCTGTGCTTGGAACATCACCTGTTGCAGGTAACAAAGTTGAAGTCACGTACCTTCAAGCATCTGGTGCTGCGGCAAATGATGCAACTACCTTTATCGCTGATGACCAGGTAACAGTCGGGGCAACTGATTTTAACATTGCTGTTGCAACAGTAAGTAACTCTGCTGGTGGTTCAGAAAAAGAAACTATTGCGTCAATCAAAGCAAATGCACCTTTACAATTTGCATCTCAACAAAGACTTGTAACAGCTGAAGATTATAATGCATTAATTTTGTCTAACTTCTCAGCTGTGCTTGATGATGTGATTTCCTGGGGCGGAAACGATAATGTACCACCAGTCTATGGAAGAGTCTACGTTAGTTTAAATTTCAAAGATGGAATTACTAGTGATGTGCAACAGGTTACAAAAGACCAGATTGTTACACAACTCACTGATAACCTTGCAATTATGTCAATTGATACCGTATATACAGATCCAGCATATGCATATCTTGAGTTGATTACTACATTTAACTTTGATCCTGATTTATCAGGTGATACGTCAAAAACAACAGAAACTACTGTACAGAATACAATTAACTCATATATTACGTCAAATCTAAATACATTTGGAAGAGTATTCAGAAGGTCGAATCTATTAGCTGAAATCGATAATATTTCTCCGGCGGTCCTAAACTCTCAGATTGAAGTTAAGATGCAAGTGAGATTTACTCCTACAGCTGATGAAATGGGAAGACTGGTTGACTATACTAACGATATCATTTTCCCCGCAAAAATCGCTAGTCCAAGCACAACAGAATATATTATCACAAGTACAACTTTTGAGTATAATAGTCTGACAGTTTTTATGAGAAATAGACTTGGATCAAATACTATTCAACTAGTTGACGAAGATGGCGAGATTAGACTAGACAACGCTGGTAGCTATGATGCTGATGAGGGGACAGTCAACTTGACTGGTGTTGCTATTGGTGATTTAGGTGACACACCGCCGACAATTAAAGTAAGTGCTGTTCCCGCAAATCAGAATACAATTAAGCCATTAAGAAACTATATTATTACAATTGATTCTGACGTATCATACTCAACAGCAGTTATTGATTATCAAAATACTGCATCGGTAATTTCATGAGCCATTTACTAGAAGACCGTAACAGAAGAGACATATCCTTTCAATCTTCGAGAGTACAGGACTTATTACCTGAATACGCTCAAGGAGATTACCCGAATCTTGTTACGTTTTTAGAAAAATATTATGAATATATGAGTGGGACAGAGACTCATTCATTCGATAATGAAATTCACAATATTTTTTCTTTAAGAGATACATCACAAGCAGAGTTGCAGTATCTCGATCTTCTACTTGGTGAAATTGGTAATGGATTAACTGTTGCATCATTTTTTCAGCAACCAAGATTGATGACTAAGCTATTATCATCTTTTTATCGCTCAAAAGGTTCATTACTCTCGATCGAAGGTTTCTTTCGTGGATTCTTTAAC